TACAGAGCGAACCCACACGTATTCGCCAAAGAGTATTTAGGAGTTAACCTATTTCTGTTTCAAGTATTGCTACTATGGGCAATGAATAAATATTCATTCTTCATGTATATTGCGGCTCGTGGTCAAGGGAAGTCGTATCTAATCGCAATCTATTGCGTTATTAGAGCAATATTATATCCCAACAGTCAAATTGTCCTTAGTTCTGGTACTAAGGGTCAAGCTAGGCTTATTATCACTCAGAAAATATTCTCTCTTAAAAACAACTCTAAAAACGTTGAACGAGAGATTAAAGAGTTTAAGACAAGCGCTAATGAATGCTACGTAGTCTTCTATAATGGTTCGACCATTACAGCGGTTACGAGCGGAGATAGCGCCCGAGGGTATCGTGCAAATATATTGATAATTGATGAATTCCGACTTATCTCGAAAGAGACAATAGATACGATTCTTAGACCGTTTTTAAACGTGCAAAGGATTCCTCCGTACCTATCTAATCCTAAATACTCGCATCTCCAAGAAGAGAATAAAGAAATTTATATTAGCAGTGCGTGGTATAAAAATCATTGGATCTGGGACTCTTTCAAGTCATATCTCAACGGTATGCTTGATGGCAAAGATTACTTTGTCGCAGTGTTGCCTTGGCAACTATCAGTCTTCCATAACTTACTATCACGTAAGCGTGTCGCTCAACAGATGACGCAGGAAGATTTCGATCAGTCCTCATGGGACATGGAATACGAGGCTTTATTCGTTGGTGAAAATGAAAACGCTTACTATAAACTCGATGATATTCTAAAATGTCGTACCTTGCCAAAGCCTTTCTATCCTCCTACTTTAGTAGAGTTCTTAGAAAATAGAGACAAGCGTAAAAAACTTACCAATATGCCCAAGCAGGCAGGCGAGATTCGCCTAATCGGTATGGACGTTGCCCTAATGGGAAGTAGCAAAGCCGTGAAGAACGATACAACGCAATTCACGCTAATGAGACTCTTGCCACAAGGTGATGAATATAGAAGAGACGTTGTCTACATGGAAAAAATGGAAGGTCAACACAGTGAATTGCAGTCTATACGCATGAAGCAACTCTACTATGACTTTGAAGCAGACTATGTCGCAATCGATACAAATGGTAACGGTATGTCCGTATCAGATGATTTGATGCGTATCCTCTACGACAAAGACAGAGACGTTGAATATCCTGCATGGACAGTTATCAATGACGAGGCAATGGATGATCGTAAAATGGATAAAAATGCCATTCCGATTATTTACTCGATCAAGGGTAACCCAGAACTAAACCATAAGGTCGCTGTTGGACTAAGAAGTGCTTTCGAGAAGAAAAAGATTCGTTTGCTTATCAATGATATTGAGGCAAAAGAGGAACTGATCGAGAAAAAAGGCTTCTTGAAAAAGACGACAGAAGAGCAAGTTTACTTGTTGAAACCATTCGCTCAAGCTACGGCTTTGACAAATGAATTGGTCAACCTTATCTACAGAGTTTCTAGTGGGTATATCAAAATCGAAGAAGTGGGAACTACCACTAAAGATAGATACTCATCCGTTGGTTACGCCAACTATGTAGCTACTCTGCTAGAGCAAGATATGATAAAAGCCAATAATAACGACGACATTCTAGACTATGTCATGTTCTAAATAACAAATGGAAAAGAGGTGAAGAAAAGGTATGGTACAAAACAAACCCAATACTTACAACAGGAATAAGAAGAAGAGCAATGCTCCTAATTCTAACCAACAGCATCAACATTTCGCATCTACCTCTGCTACATTTACTGGTCAAGCCGTTTCAAGTTCTAAGGGAATCGATGAGGCACGTTTAAAAGCAATGCTTCAAGAGCCATCTAAGAACGCAAATAACGTCGCAGGACTATCTAGGTCAATGAAGCAAGTAAACGGTATGTATAAGCGAATTATTAAGTATATGAGTACCTTGCTTACCTTCGATCACACCATCTATCCAGTAATGCAAAATCCACTACAAGACGCAGGAGATGTGGCTATGCTTCAACAAGCATTTGCTCAAACTGCGATCCTTGTAGATAAGCTGAACCCTAGGTTTAATCTACCTCTTTTTACTGAAAAGATATTCACCAACGGTGTTACTTATCAGTACAAGATAGAAGATTCCAAGAGTACTGTTTACATGGATATCCCTGCTATTCTTTGTCGAGTTGCGTATTTAGAAGAAGGAGTTTATCGCTTCCAATTTGATATTACGAAACTTACAGAGGCAACAATGCTCAACTACCCTAAAGAATTCCAATCTGCTTATGCTACTTTTAAAGGTGGCGGTAACAAAGAGCAATTCTTAGAAGGTAAATGGTATCAAGTTTCTGACAAAGGCGTCGCATTTACAATTGATCCAGAAGTATTACAACAAGCAGGACAAGCACTTCCTCCATTAGCAAATGCATTAATCGATGCCATTAAAATCGAAAATGCAAAAGATTCAATGGAAAGTACATCTAAATTGGATACATCTAAAATCATCCATTCCAGAGTCCCTATTGACGAAAAAGGTAGACCCACTATGGAGTTGCCAGTCGTTATGGAATATCATTTGGCTCTTAAACGAAACCTTCCAGAAGGTGCCGTGGCTATTACAAATCCTTTTGAAACAAAGGCTAGTACGCTAAACGGAACTGGTAAGGATGGGAAATTCGCATTACTAGATAAGGCAGTTGACACTTTGTATGATGGCGCAGGTATCTCTAAGCTGTTATTTGCAGGAGACGGTACTAGCTCACAAGCATTAGAACGCTCTCTAGAAGTTGATGCTATGTGGTTATTCAGCACTTTATTGCCGATGTACGCTAACTACTATAATTATGAGTTGAAAAAAGCAGGAAAGAAAACAGTTGTATGGAAAGCTAAATTCTTAAACATGACACACATGAATAAAGACAAGGTTATTGCAACGGCTAAAGACCAATTAACATTTGGTGGTTCTCGCTTGGAATACTTAGCTTATTGCGGTATGACACCTCTTGAAGTAGCGAATATGCTCGTCTTTGAACAACGTGTACTCACTATCGATGATTACATGGTTGCTAAACAAACCTCTAACACACTTAGCGGTGAAGATGAGGCAGGCGCACCGAAGTCTGATAACCCTACAGATACTACTACGAGGATTAAAGATTCTCAGTAAATCTGAAGGGAGGTGACAAAAGTTGGAGAAATACAATCTACCAATTCAATTTGAACAGATGGGCAGTGTACTAGATGATCGCTTTATGAAAGTGAAGGTCTGGATTGCCCATACTGGTGAAAATAGAAACAAATCAATTTTCTCAAAGGAAATACTGGAATCTATGATTCCATCCTTGACGAACGTGCCTATTCTTGGATACATCGCAACAGACGAAGATGGATTAGAGGATTTTAAAGCGCACGAACAAAAGCTTATTATCGAAAACAATGAGTTCCATATTAAATATATCGGACATGCGTGGGGAATGATCCCTGCGGATAACAATGCTCATTTTGAACTTCGCTACGGTGAAGATGGGGTTGAACGGGAATACCTTGTCGCAGAGGGTCTTCTATGGAAGAAATTTGCAGAGGTTGAAGAAATCTTTAGCAGAGACAGTGGTTTCAAATCACAATCCATGGATTTATATCCTCCTAGCGTTAAAGGATACGTCAACGAAGAAGGGCTGTACGTTTTTACGTCAGCAAAATTTGAAGGTCTAACCATATTAGGCGAACACGTTACCCCTGCAATGATAACAAGCACAATTGAGACTTTCTCAGTAACCAATAATATAAAAGCTGAGTTTGGCGAAATGCTGAACGAGTTTAATATTCAATTTTCAAAAGCACAAGAGAAAGGAGACGATACAGTGAAAACTGATAAAAATCCAGTTCTTGAGCCAGTAACTCCAGTAGTTCCTGTGACTCCAGAAACACCAGAAACT